TAACTGCATCTCCCATAACTGTAAGACCTTCTGACGTGTCTCCAGTAATGGCTTGTAGATTTTTCATAGCATCATCAAACTGACCTAGGAAACCGATCGTACCACCAATTGCAGCTTGTGCTCCACCAATTAGAGCATAAGAAGCACCAAACATAAAGTTTTGAGCTGTTAATGCTCCAAACTCATTATATCTACCTTGAGCACTTTCACGAATTGATCTTGCTCTACCAGTCTTCTGTCTGAAGTCTTGTAAGCCTGCACGTTGTTTACCATAACCAGCAAAATCATCTGAACCCATTAAACCATCTAACAGTGTCAGAGCATTCTCTTCTCTTCTAAGTCTAATAGTAGATTTGCTATTGGTAGAATATTTAAGATTATCAAAGTCAACTCTCTTGATAGCGTTCTTAATGTCTTGACTACCCTTAGCTTTACTAAAGTCAACCCCAAGAAGTTCTTTAAGTACAGTTGATTCTGCTCTAAGTTTAGAAGTAATCTTCTCAGCTTTACCTGCTTCAGTGCTAATGGTCTCACCAAAGGCAACTGATGCTTGTCTGATCTCTTTGAAACCTTTTTTAATCTCTTTACCAGATCCTTCTAAAGCCTCAGTAAGATTATCTACATCAATAGCATCAATAGCTTCTTTAAGCTTTGGAGAAATATCTTTAAGAGTAGTGGTACTATAAGCATTACCTAAATGACCAATAGTTTTAATATCTGCTTGAGCTAAGCCTAAGCTACCAGCTAGTATCTGAGAGTTAAGATTATTTAAAGCTTTGCCTCTATTTGATCCTGTAGAACCTTCGACTAAGCCTTTAAGGGCAGACTGCTCTAGACCGTCAAATTTAAGTACAGACTTATTATTAGCAAGATCAATAGTAACATTCTCTGCTACTATCTTATAACCATCTGGTTGATTAAGATCATAACGTCCAGGTTTACCTTTTGGTTTGGTACTAGGTTTAGGCTTAGAGTTAGCTTGTTGATTAACTTGCTGGATACTATCTGTTGGATAAATCTCTCTCTGAGCAAACTGCTTACCTAGCATACTAGCCTTTTGAGTTTCAGACTGGCTTAGAGTTGTGTTTCCAAGCTTTTTAAGAAGATCTTGAATAGTTGTTACCTGATCTACAGATGGATTACTCAAGTTGATGAAGCTCATTAGCTCATCCATAATAATTCCACCATCAGAGAACTTGCCAACACGACCGTTATTCACAGCTTCTTTAAATCTATTGTAGTCAGCATCACTATGGATACCTAGAGTTTCTGCGGTTCCACGATCAACAATGACTTCGCCCTTAGTAAGTAGTGCCGCAACTTCGTCTTTTGTGCCTTTTCCGGGAACCTTACCACCGCGACTAAATCTAAGGGATTCGTCTGAGGAGCGTAGTAGATTAGCTGCAATTTCCTCTAAAGAAACATCTTTCATTCTCTTAGGATACATTAACTGGTCTGGCTGCCAAGTAGTAGACCATTTTCTAATGTCTGGTTTTTTGTACATAGGCATCTTAAAGCCTCTAAAGCCAGGAGCTACACGAGCACCTCCAACTTTAGTACCTTTGCCCCAACCAAAAGGATTAGTCTTAGAAGGTTTGCTAGCAGGTCTATTTGGTCTAACTACTGGCTTACGAACAGCTCCACCAGATCTAATAATCTCTGGAGCCACATCAGGAAGTCTGACTCCCATCATCTTAGCTAGTGCTACAGTCTTGCCTCTAAAAGCCCTATTAGTAAGTATGCCAGAAGATTGCTCTGAGCCTAAAGTTGGTCTATAGATCAGACTTCTTTTTCTGTTCCCTTGTTTTCTCTCGATGGCGTCCATAGGATCTAGGTTACCAAATAGTAAGGCTCTAGCATTGTCTAAGTTTTCTTGAGCAGCTGTCATACTACTCCCGCCTTTATAACCAATGCTACTTAGTCCAAGTTGTTGTGTCTTAATAGCACCACCAAGAGCTCTGTTTCTTTTACCAGTATAGTCATCATAAGACTCACCTAGCATAAGTAATGGAGCACCCTGGCCTGCTGCATATTTAGAAGCCTCTGTACCAAAAATAGAATTGGCAGTTGTTGCTATTCTACCGCCATAAGCACCTTTAGCATCTAGTCTCATGTCTTGGTATAGACCTTGAGAAGTCTTAGCACTCCAGTTCTTTTTACCGTTAGCAAAGTCTTTATCTAGCTGAACTAGTGCCTCAACATGAGCAGTGGCTGTTTGCCAGTCCCCAGCTTTCATTGCTTTATTGATGCTTACCATAGAACGATCTACACCATCACTAATAGCTTTAGAAGCTATAGGACTACTCACTTGACCAGACACTGTATCTTGATAGTTCATAAAGTCTTTAGCCCCAGACTTAAGTCTTGAAGCTAGCAACTGTCTATTTGAATCAGACATCATAGGATTAGTTTGAGACTTAAGAGCACTAGCTTGAAAGTCTTTAAGCTTATGATTATCGCTTAACCAAGTAAGAGCTTGATTACGACGGTACTCAGTATAACCTTTAGGTGACTCTTGCTTACCTGTCATAGGATTAAACTTTAGATCAAAACTCTTTACAGGTCCACCTTTGCCAGTTTTCATTCCTAAGAAATTATCTCCTGGTTTGGCAATCATAGGTTTAAGATTATATGACTTAGTTAGCATAGACAGTACAGCGTTAGTATCTACTTTAGGCGAGATGATATCTTTTCCGTAAGGGTTACTAATCAATCCAGCTTTTAGTGACTGATAAGCTTTCTCATCAAAAGAAGTCAATACATTAGTATTGTCATAGAGATTCATAAGCTGAGAATATTCTTTTTGGTTAGTATGTGGGTTAAGTAAGTTAGCCTTAATAAAATCTCTCTTGCCTCTTGTGTCATCTCCAAATACAAGTTGCATACCATTAAGAGTGTCACCATGAGAAGCTTCGAATAGATACTTCCAGTCAGCTTTATTGTTGTCTAGGAAGTTAATAAGTCCAGGTTTATACTGTGTCTTACCTCCAACCATGCCTTTGTCATGACCTTCTTTATTGAGCTTAAACATAGTGGATACTAAGTTCTTGTTCATACTAATTCTTGCTACCTTACTTCCTGAGTTTAATTCAGCGAAGTCTGTAGATAAAGAAGACTTGTAAAAGTTATCTAGAAACTGGACCGAGCTCTTAGGATTTCTATCTCCATCATAGCCTAGACTAGAGGCTAAAGTATAAGAACCCTGAACATCAGCCATAGACATAGACTGAGTTTTAATTCTACCTTTGTAGCCCTCAATAGTCTTGTACATTTCTGTAGCTTCCATACCACCAATACTAGAACCTTTACCAGTCTTGTTAAAGGCTACTTGTCTTAGTTCAGCATCAGACATGTTCTTAAGCATACCAGAACCTTCTCTGATCTGAGCATCACGTTGTTTGTACAGTGACTTATACTTGTCTTCTAGTTCTATAGAGTCATGTGTACCAGTCTCACCACTGAAGCCTGAAGCAAAAGCATCTTTAGAGATTCTTAGATTACGAGCATTCTCACTGTCAAAACCTAGATTACGAGCCTTGACATCTTGTAAGATACTTTCTACTTCTCTAGGCCCACCAAAAGTATCTTCAAATGAATAAGCTAAATCTCTAAGAGAGAGTCTTAAGTCACCCCATTGTTTTCTAGGTGTGTGTTTAAAGGCTGTTCTAGCATTACGAGCCAAGTACTTCTTCATACGACCCATGTCTTTATCAGATAAATGTTCTCCCCAAGTAGTCAATACTTCCTTTGGTATTTTATGTAGTTCACCTCTAGAAGCCATCATACCTACATTATCAAACATAGACTTAGCATATCCAGACTTAACATTACCCTGAAGATTTAACAGTGGGT